TCATACAAAGTTGTGAATGTGCAGTCAGACCCAGTTTTGAATGTGCAGTCAGACCCAGTTTTGAATGTGCAGCGAGACTCAGTTTTGAATGTGCAGTCATACCCAGTTGTGAATGTGCAGTCAGACCCAGTTTTGAATGTGCAGTAAGACCCAGTTGTGAATGTGCAGTCAGACCCAGTTGTGAATGTGCAGCGAGACAAAGTTGTGAAATCTAGAACCAAATTATCCGCATTGCTTGAAAATGATTTAGCTTTCTCATTCCACTCAAATTTATCTAAAGCAAGTGGTTTACCACCATGCAATACTCTTTGTTGGACTTCTAATTTATTCATTTTGTTACCTCATTTTTTATTTAATCAATACGCGCAATATACGTATCACTTTTATTTTGTCAAATCTTTTTTTTAATTATTTTTTCAATCGACCAAATCTTGCCCCTGTAGATGTAGTGAGATATTTTGACAGTTGTTGTATCATCCCAAACAATTAAATATTTTTCAATAAAAGTTCCAAATATTCTTAATTTCCAATTATATAAAAAAGTTTTACATTTAGCTTTGTATTTACTTTGCATTTACCTTAACCTCCATGTTAATTTTATTAACAATCTTCTCACAATTAGCTAATTCTTCCGAAATCTCGGTGAATAATTCCGCTTCATAAGTTGGGGTAAACTCTCCAAGAATAATTTTAGCCATCAAGCTGTGCAATTGCTGAATATGTTTTTTCACTAACTCAATATTCTCTTTCTCAACTGGTTCGCGTGTTAGCAATACGTCAAGATGTTGCTGGTCGAAAGCTAGTAACTTTTTTATTAGATTAAGTAATTCGTTTTTCATATTTCCCTTTTAAAAATTATTTTTAGAAAACTTTTGAAATTCACCTTCAAAAGTAAATACAGTATTTTCCTTAATTACTCTTTCCATTTTATCAAAATTACCAGCCGCAATCATTGCTTGGTACGTTGCTAAATTTGGAAAATAGCGCAGGAATATATCTTGGTTATTGTGATAGAACTTTGCTTTGCTGGCATGTTCTAGTGTTTTGGCTAAAATTTGTTTAACGTGTTTCATTTTTTTATTAAAAATTAAATTTCAGTAAATCTTTGGAACTCGCCTTCAAATTGTTCGCAAATTACTCTACAAAAATTTATAAGATTTTTGGCGGCATCTAGTTCTTCGCTGGTTAGTTCGGTACATTTTATTTCTAAATGACAATCAATCAAATCAGACCGCACCTTTTCAAATAGTTTTGTTTTTTCTGCGCGTTCCATAATTAAAAATTATTAGTTTCGTTAAATCGCCCAAATTCTCCGTCAAAAGTCATTTCGGTTTCACCCAATGCCCCCCAACGGTTTTTTCTTATTACCATTTTTATATCGCGGATATTATCTTTGGCATCTTTATCTGGCGAGTAAAGAATCATTACCATGTCAGCATCTTCACCAATACCACCAGAACCTTTTAAATCTTCGAGGGTTGGTTCTTTGTTATCATTTCTTTTGATCTGAGAAAGAGCAATTACAGCAACATCATATTTCTTTGCCATATTTTTCAACGCAGTAGTGTTTCTTTTAATCAGGTCGGCTTGATTCACGTTTTTATCTTGGTCAGTATCAATAATTTGGATATAATCAACAATAACCAAGTCAACTGGACTTACGGCGAGTTGTCTCTTTAAAAGAGTTTCCAAAGAAGAAACTCTGGCTTTATCTGTGCCATTAACGTATATAGGCAAGGACGCTAAAGCGTTGTCTGCTCTAATTTTTGCCTCGGTTTCTGCTTGATTTAAAGGTAAATCCCTTTGCATTTTCCAGGGCGATATGCTTGCCATGTGAGCAATGGACTTAAAATAAATCTCCGTTTCATCCATTTCCATTGAGAAAAACAAACAGCTTTTATTTTGCCGAGCAGCTGTTAAAAGCAATTGAACTGACAAACTGGTTTTTCCAGTTCCAGCCCCGGCTGCTAAAACATACAATCTTTTTGCGTAAAATCCTCCATTTAACTTTTTATCCAATAATGCAAGCTCAGAAGGTATTATTTTAGGTTTAATGCCTAGTTCCCTATTTGAGTTAACTTTTGCAGCCACATCGCTAAGTCTGATTGTTTTATGAACCTCTGATTCAATAGAAAGTCCAGCAACTTGATTCATTAAATTAGAAACTAATGGCTCAAATTTATTACTTCCAAGATTACTTAAAGATTCAGAAAGCAATTTATCAATCTCTCTTTTCTTCCAAAGCTCTACTACTTGCTTTCCGTAATCTCTTACACTTACGAAGCTAGATATAGACCCTAAAAGCTCTTTGAGATAGTCTAAGCCACCTAGCAATTGCATTGATTTTTCATATTTAAAAAACTCCTTCAAAGTAACAGCATCAACTTTGATGCCGGCTATTACCTGAAGAATATGTTTATACAGTTTTTCGTGCTGAGGAACTGAAAAGTGCTTTGGTTCAAGAAAATCAATAACAAAAGAAAGTTTATCGTTATTCATGATTATTTCACCAAGTATTACTTGCTCTGCCTCGATATTAGAATATTTAACTTCCATTAATAACTCACTCTTAAATTTTTACCAGGATGGGCAATAAGAACTTCTTTCTTGATTTCGTCTTTTATATCTTGCGATAGTTCTCTAGCCTCTTTAGCTAAAGCAGAAGATTCACATTTTAGCACCACATCATCATAACTTATTTCGGTTTTTGTGAATAACTGCTTACCAGCAATTGAATTCAATTTAACTATTAGTGAAGAAAGAGTTAGATTATCATTGCCAGACAAAGCTCCTTCACTCTTCCAATCGTTAGCAAAAAATTCGCTAGAGTTAATCCACGCATCAAATGATTTCTTTTGTCTCCAAGTCGCTGTTGAGAGATACTTTAAATAATCTTCAATGTTTTGTTTTAGTTCATCAAAGCTAATTTTTTTTAAACAGTTCTGAAATTTTGCTTTCTGTTTATCGAATGGAATTACTTTTAGATTTTTACCTTGATTGTAAAGTCTGTAAATTTCTTCAAATTGAGATTTTAAATTGTTAACTTCTTCACGTTCTTTTAATTCTTTTCCTTCTTTAGTAGTTGTTGCTCCTTTGTTGATTCTTTGTTGATCGTTTGTTGATGAATTGTTATCCGGTGTGTTATCCGGTGTGTTGCTCTCAATTATTCTGTCTTGGTAGAGATTGTAGTTTGTAAGCGTGATGAAGGTGTGGAGCTTTGTTGCTTTGATTGTTATTTCGTGTGTTGATTTTAGCTTATTTAGTGCAGTACGCACTTGTTGAATTGTAAGAGTGGTTGATTTACCTAGCTTCTCAAGTGATGTAATTACCTGACCCCTTGATATGTCTATGCCCTGCCATTTCTTATTTTCAAAGTTAGCTGTGAGCAAAAGGTGAAGAAATACCCGACAAACATTAACGTCAGAATACCATTCCCATTCTATTATTTTTCGATGTAGCTTTATGAAGCCAATTGACATGATTCCCCGAACTTGGTTTGGCGGTAGAGAAGGTTCGGGTCTCCTCTACCATAAAAAAGAATTCTACCAACTCACTTTCCCGAACGAGTTGTTCCACCACTCTCAACCCCTGTTTCTAAGAATCAAGCGCCTTTTTACAGAAGGCTAACTGAACAGTTGGATTTGAACCAACCCTTACATGAGAAGTTTAGAGTATTGACACCCTCTAATACTAACTTAGCAAATACTAAGTCGTTGCTCCCAATTCCGTGCGACCAGATCTACACTAGTTGTTTCTGCCTTCTTCTTTACCTAGGCTAGGTTGGCTCGAGCGACCAAGTTAGAAACCACCCGAATTTTCAGCGTCTAATCGCCTAGATTACTTTCAATCGGTATAGCACTATCTAGCTAGTCAGCATTATTAAGAGGCTTCCAGATAACACTTGCGGGAATGACCCGCCTTATTCTTTAAACGCCCCTAGCCCGAGTTTCCATTTCTGGCTGGTCTTTACTCCCACGGTTTGTCTTGCGACTTAACCCAGAAGCCGTGCCGCGATAATTACTTGAGAATTTTAAGCCCTCAAGAGGCATTAGCAGTATTGGACTTTCTGGGTTTATTGTTTTAGCCCCGCACTTCATACTCCTTTTCAGGCGAACTGCATATCACGACTCGAAACCGAACCGCTAAAACTTGCCCTCAAATTTCCCCTCTAGCCTTGAAATAATCAAGGCACACTTCTTTTTTAAGGAAGCGTGATTCTCAGAACCCCCGCTACGCAGTGATTCCAAGCAATAAGCCTTTCAGCTCAATAAGTTACATTTTCAAAGATTCAGGTGCTTAAAAATCTAACCAATTGAAATGAATTGGTAGCGGGGAAGAGAATGAGGTTAACTTCCCCGCCAAGTAGTAATTCGATGAAAATTTACTAGATAAAGATTAAAGTAAATTTGTTAATTTACAAATCAACCATTTTATTCCCGCTCATTAAAGAATTTTTTATTGATTCGCCGAAGCAATCGACTTCCTTTGAATGGTTTGATCTCATTAAAAGCGCGCTTGCTAAGAACATTCCTAAAACAAAGAAAATGACGGCAATAAATACAGCTTCAGTTGTTTTCATTTTGAACCTCGCAATTTTAATTTAGTTTCCGCTTTCTCATCACGAAGTTTCTTTAATTCGCGGCGTAAATAATTGATTTGTTTAATGACACATTCCTCTGAATTATCTAAACGCCAGTACTTTTGACTAAGAGTTTCTTTTTTTTCTTTTTTCATAAAGATTTTATTTATTGTTATAATCAAGCCCTTCGCGGCACATGATGGGATGTGTACAAATTGCAAGCACTTCTTCACTTGTTAAATTAAAGCCGAATTCCTCATTAATAGCAAAATGAGCTTGTTTCTTCATGGTAAATTTAACGTTGAAATTATTATAAAAAAACACTCTGATTCTTCTAAGTTGCTCATCAGAAAGCCAAGAAGGCATAATTCGTCTCATTTGCTTTCTTCTTCTCTTCAATTTATAATCATCAGTTGTTGATGGCTTTAAGCTTAAAAAATATTGTGTATCTTTGTAATTACAAACATGACATTGACCGCATTCATCGGCTGAACCGTCAGTCTCATAGTATTTTTTACAATTCAAACAAGCTGCTCTAAACATTGCTTTTATTTTTTAAAGATTGATATGACTCCTTTTCTTCAAAAGAAGGATGCAAATTACCATACTTCCCGTGCTTCATGTAATAATTGCTAAATCTAGAATTAAACTGTTCAAAAAAAGCAATCATGTTGGTATTCTTTGCCAACTTTTCAATTTCTTTGTCGGTTTGTTTAACCAGTTTTTTCATGTCAAAAATTTCTTCCATTTTCTTAAGCAAAAATAAATTCTAAAAAGGCAAAGAACCAAATTAAGCAGTAAATCAACAATCCTAAAAATAAGCTAAAAAGAACTGTTCTTTTTGGTGATCGCAAAATATAATCTTCAAAGCTATCAAAGTTCATTAATTACCTATTATTTAATTCAAAATTTCTGTCAATAACTTTCCGACCTGCTTTATTTTTTGGTAAAGCTAAATTGTTTTGAACGCAATATCGCTTTATATGATAATAAAGGCCAACGTGGGTAATTGCTGGCTTAATTAATGCGGCAAGTTGTCGATAACTTAGGTTTTCGGCAATCATTTTTTTGTAAAGTTCGTTTATTTTCATTTTAATTATTCCTCAATTGGTTCAAAGCATTGTGCGGCAAATATCTTAAATCTTTCCTCTAGATCATTAATTTTCTGCTTACACTTTTCTATTTTCATTTTCTGTTTTTCTAATTGCTCTGGCTTTTCAAGTTCGACTAGTTCTTTTTCCAAAACTTTAAGCCAGTAATTTTCTTGGGCTAATTTATCGTCTAAATATTCCCCTAAATCCTCACTAGTGAATTTTAAAACTGTTTCGGTTGTGTAAAGAAAATCTCTTGTGCAATCGCAACAAGTCCAAGATTCAGGAGTTCCCCAATCTTCTTGCTCTCTTGCTTCTTCTTGTTCTGCTCCACAATAAGGGCAAATCAAATTTTCGGTGCTGGTTGTGTTAAATTCTTCTTTCATGCCCATAGTTTAATTTTAATTAATAAATCTTCTAATTTGAATAAATTGGATTTGTGAACATTAGGAACGATTAAATATCTTCCCGAATAATCATTTAGCGGTCTTGCTGATTGAATATCAAAGCAATCGGGGTTAAACACTCTGAGCATCGGGAAGCCTGACCAAAGCCCCTCATTGTGCCGCCTGACTTGAAGTGGCACTAGTAGGGCTTTAAACAAATAATATCCAAATTGCTGGAAATCCGATTGCATAGCTAACCATTCCGAAAATTATTAGTATTTCTTGCGATTGTAAGTTTCTCATTTTTTACCTCATTTAGTAGTTGATTACATATTCACGACCCAAAGCCTCAGCTAATTCTTGCGCTGATTTTTCGGCATCCATGATTTGATCTTCGCCAAATTTGTATTGATCGAATTCGATTAAAGTTTCGGTGATTGTGATTTTTTCAAAATATTTGTTTGATAATGTCATTTTTTACCTCATTTGTGTTATTATTTATTTGTGGTGTGAACTCATCTTAGACCCCAACTTCTTAACTGTCAACCATATTGTTAAGTAATTATTAAAGAAATATTAAGAGTTGTGGAGCTAATAATTGCAAGGGTTTAATTATGTATGTACTAAACAAATGCTTAACAGCGTAAGGAGAAGGGGAATTGAGGGGTGGAATTAGTTGAGGTTGTAGGGTTTGTTGAAAAGGAAGTTGGGAAAGTGAAAAAATAAATTAAAAAAGATTTGGAAGAAAACCGTAAAATTTTTGATAAACTTGACTAATAAAATAAAATAAATAACTTGACAAATAACCTAAATTTAGGGGGGAAGGGGGGTTAAGCAATAAGCTTATTAGACTACTGCTGTGTGCGTTAGTCTCGCGATAAAAGAATCGCGAAATATTACTTACAAAATTAAAACATGAAGAAACTTTTATTTGTTATATTGTTTTTAGCTTCAACAAATGCAAGAGCGAGTTGTTTTTGCGCTTGCATTGACGGAGTAAATCAACCAATTTGTTCAGGGCCTTTAAACATTAAGCCTATTTGTCCACCAGCAATTTGCAATTAATATGAGAGAAGTAGAAATAAAAAAAGAACTAGTAGGGAAAAAATGGACAAAAGAGGAAGCTAAAAAGAAAGGCTTTACCCAACTAGAAGTGTTGTGCGCTAATGGTAATGATGTGATTGAGATGATGAGCGAGGGGAAGAGTTATGTTGATATTGCGGAAAAGTATGGGGTACATGTGATGTATATTGTTGACTTTACTAACAACACTGAGTATCGCACGCGCGCTAAATCTGCACAACAATCAGCGTCTTACTACTTATTGCAAGAGGCCGAGAATCATTTGCACGACATGTCTGACGATGCAACAAGTGCCAAAGTGCGTAGATGCAGCGAGCTTTCGCAATTTAAAGCCTATCTTGCTAAGACTAAAAACAGAGCAGAACTTGATTTAAACTACAAAGAAAAGGACGATAATTCAGCTCAACAATTGCCGCCAATTACTATTAATTTAAAAACGGAGTAATTAATAATGTCTATAGATATCTTTTTAGTTTGTACTAAATGCAAAACGGGAATTCACGTGGGTCAAAGTTCAGCCGGAACGCATAAACCTTATGTTTATTCAAGTCAAAAAGAAACGATGGATAAATTAGCTAACTTTTTAGAAGAACATTCAATTTATGAAGATGGATTTAGAAAAATAAAAAAAGATTTTGATGGAATTAACGAATGCACTTTAGTTGTAGAGCCTGATTACGGGTTCTACGGCCAGTATAAAGAAGTATAAGTTTGTGCATAAGATGCCACCGATTACTATTAATTTAAAGACTGAGTAATGAAAATAGTAAATTTAAAAACATTTTTAAAACTTCCAAAAGGAACTTTGTTTGCAAAGTGCAAGCCTGAAACAATAGGTGATATTGAGATAAAAGGCGAAAACTGCGGTATAGATTTTTTTTCACAAGATATTAAAAGTTTTCAAGCTGGCGATTCAAACGAATCTAGCGATAGATTTTCTAAAATGATTGAGCAAGGCGCAAGTTATCCGATTGAATTAAATTGCGAAGGAAGGGATTGAATGTATAATGAGAATCAACTTTTTATGATTTATGAGAACTCAGATATTCTAAGCTTAATCGCAAAACTAAATAAATGTTTGAATGGAGTTTAGCCTTCACCTTCGCCAAACCCAATGCTTCCTAAGCCCCGCAACTGAAATACTTTACGGAGGAGCGGCGGGAGGTGGTAAATCTCACACAATGCGAGTAATTGCAATCATCCTTGCTCTCGACATTCCAAACATTCAAATCTATTTATTTCGTAGATTATTTGCTGACTTAGCTAAAAACCATATCGAAGGACCTTCTGGATTTGCTGCTCTACTTGCTCCGCTTATCAACTCAAGATTCGTTCGCTTATCTGATAGTGAGATAACTTTTAAGAACGGCTCGAAGATTTACTTGTGCCATTGTCAGCATGAAAAGGATGTGACTAAATACCAAGGGGCGGAGATTAATGTGTTGTTAATTGATGAACTTACCCACTTCTCAGAAAAGATTTATAAATTCCTTCGTGGTCGCTGCCGCATTGGTTCGCTTATCGTGTCTGACAAATATAAAGCTAAGTTGCCATTAATTATTGCCGGTTCAAATCCGGGAGGAATTGGTCATCAATTTGTAAAAGAGACATTCATTGATAACTGTGACCCGATGCAAGTAAGACAAATGCAGCCAGAAGAAGGTGGAATGCTGAGACAATTCATACCTGCTAAGTTACAAGATAATCCTACGATGATGCAGAATGACCCACTTTATGCTAACAAATTGATTGGACTTGGTGGCGCTTTAGCAAAAGCAATGTTGGATGGTGATTGGGACGCTATTGAAGGAGCTTACTTTGACCAGTTCAATAAAGATATTCATGTGGTTGAGCCTTTCTTGATTCCGCCAGACTGGGCTAGAATTAGGGGCTTTGACTGGGGTTATTCAAGACCGTTTTCTACACATTGGGCTGCTGTTAGTGATGGTTCTTCTGTTATATGTAATGGAATTAAGCGAAGCTTCCCCCGTGGTTCATTAATTTTTTACCGTGAGTATTATGGCTGCACGGGTAAAGCAAATGAAGGCTTAAAGATAAGCAATAAAGAAATCGCAGAAACTACAATGCAAATGCAAGAAAGCGAGAAAATGAGTGACATGGTGGCTGATCCATCTATATTTGATGTTTCACGCGGCAAATCAATTGCTGAGGAATTAGCAGAATATGGTTGCTATTACAGTAAAGCTGACAATAAAAGAATTAATGGCTGGCAGCAAATACGAGGAAGATTGATCGGTGAGGATGGAAAGCCCTTGATTTATTTTACTAAAGATTGTAAAAACTTAATTCGTACTTTGCCGATTATGCAATATGACGCAAGCAAACCAGAAGATTTAGATTCAGACTTGGAAGACCATGCCCTCGATGTTTGCAGATATATCTGTATGAGCCGTCCAATCGTTGTAAACATTAAATCAACGCCACCTGAAATTGGTGACCAATGGTGGAAAGATTTCAACCCTCACAATGTGAAAAAGAACGCTTTTAAAAAGAAAATGAATGAAAGCTTTGAATAAAAGCTTGACAAGATAAAATTTAAATTCAGTATAATAAACCGAGGCTTGCAAAGCGTCTTTAGTTCCAAACAAATGTGAAAACCAACTAAAAGACCAATGCAAGCCGACCAAGTTGAAACCAAAGAAGATTTATCGCTCTCTAAAGGCAATGCTGGTTTAGTTGAAATATGGACCAAAGAGCTTGAAAATGCTAATAATTACGAGAAAAACTGGCGTGACGAGGCTGATAAATATTTCAAGATTTACAAAGATGAATTCAATAATGATGGCTCTGATTCCAAACGTTATAATGTATTCTGGGCTAATACTCAAACCCTACGCCCTTTAGTATTCTCTAAACTACCAAAACCAAACATTGCCCAACGTTTCCTAGATGAAAACGAAGTTGCTAAAATAGCTTCGGAAATGATGGAGCGCGTAGTCAGCCTTTATTTAAACGATACTGATGCTGAAGATGTAATCGGTAAATGCCGTGATGATTATTTAGTTGGTGGGCGTGGTGTTGCTCGTGTTTGCTACGATCCAGAGGAAGTAATTGAAATGGAAGATGGTACGGAAGAATTTGACCCAACTGATAAGAAATGTCGCATTGAATACTGGCCTTGGGAAGATTTCAGAATGTCAACTGAAAAAGAATGGACAAAGGTGAGATGGATTGCATTTAGACATTACAAAACCCGCGAAGAATTAATTGAAGACTTTGGTCCTAAAGGCAAAGCTGTCTCATTAAACAAAAGTCGCCTTGATTCACTAGACAAGCCAAACGAAAGCGAAATCTTTAAAATGGCCGAAGTGTGGGAGATTTGGGACAAAGAAGCTGAAGAAGTAATCTTTGCAACACTTGGTGGTGACGGCGTTCTATTGTCAAAAGAAGAAGACCCATACAAATTACGTGGATTCTTCCCAATACCAGCACCTCTTGGCTCTAGATCTGATCCACGCTCTTTGATACCGATTCCGCTTTATAGATATTACAAATCACAAGCGGAAGAATTAAATCAAGTTGATGCAAGAATTAAATCACTAATTCAACAATGTAAAGCAACTGGTATTTATAACTCAATTGCTGAAGGTTCTGACATCGAAGCTTTATTTAATGGCGAGGATGGAACTTTTACCCCACTTAAGGGAACTGGTGGATTACAGAAAGCTTCTGACATGGTATTGTTCAAACCATTGCAAGAGATTATCTTAACAATCAGAGAGTTACAACAACACAAGATTGAAATCATCAACGCAATTAGAGACATCACAGGCATCTCTGATATTGTTCGCGGCGTTTCAATGGCTTCTGAAACTGCAACTGCTCAACAACTAAAAGGAAACTTTGCAATATCTCGCATCCAACCACTTCAAAAAGAAATCGAATTTTGGTCAAGAGATTTGATTCGCATGTTGATTGAGATGACTGTTGAAAATTACAGTATCGAAGAATTAGTTGAGATGACTAGCTTGAAGATTGTAGATATTAACACAATCGCAGCACAGGCACAAGACAGACTAAGATTGTTAATGATGGAAGCACAAAGACAAATTGACCTAAATGATCCTGATGCTCAAGAAAAGATGGACATGCTTAAACAGCAAGCAGAAAAAGGCTTCAAAGAAACTATGAAAGGGCCTCTAGAAGCTTTAAAAGGATATGCCGCGACTCCCGAACAAATACAAGAAATAGCTGCTCTTATTAAGAATGATAAGATGCGTACTTTCTCAATTGATGTCGAAACTGATTCTACGATTAGAATTGACCAACAACAAGAAAAACAAGATCGCATTGAATATATTACTGCAATTAGTAATTTCTCTTCTGCTTTCTTCCCACTAGTTCAAAGTCAAATCATTACGCCAGAAGCTTTTCAACAATTCTTGATGTTTGTTAGCAAGCCATTTAAAGTTGGTCGTAATGTAGAAGAAGCTTTAAGCACTAAAGACCAACAGCCAGAAGAAAAACAGCCTTCTGCTGAAGAAATGCTTGCTCAAGCTCAAATTCAATTAGAACAACAAAGACTACAACTAGACGCACAAAAAATTCAATCTGAAGCAAGTTTAAAACAACAGGAAATTGATATTGCAAAAGCAACTCAACTTTTCGAGATGGAAAAACATCAAGATAATTTAGAGTTTGAAGACGTAAACCGCCAAGCAGATCGAGAGGCAAAACGTCTTGATATGATTGTTAAAGCGCGTACTGAAGTTCTAAACGATCAAATTCGTAATGCTAATCAAACAACAAATATTTAGGAGGATAAAATGGCTAAAAAACCTGTAAAAAAAGGAACTAAAAAAGGCGGAAAAGGCTGTTAATTATGACAATTCAGAAATTAATCAAAAATGAAGCTGGGAAATACGAATGGATCGAAGTTGATTCATTAACTCCTAAACGCATTGAAGGAAAAGAGGATTTAACGGTTGATGGATACATAAACAAGCATGGTGGTATTTTTAGCCATGCTGACAGTAAAATCCACTATTCTAAACAGTCTTATATGGATGGAATAAAGGCGGCAGGTTGTCATATTAAAGACTATAAATAACACTTGACAACTAAATGTTGTGTCAAATTATGGCGCAAGATACTATTAATAGTTAAAATTATATATGCCTCAAGAAAAAAGTTCAAATGAAGTTTTATCTGAAAAGTTAAACGAATTTTTCCCAGTAGAAACTGTGGAAGTAAAAGAAGAAATAAAGGAAATAGTTGAGCCAAAAAAGGCAGTAGCTAATCCAATGCTTGAAGAGTTCGAAGAAGAAATTGAGGATGAGCAAACTGAAGATGAGCTTGAAGATGAAAAAAAGAATCCTGAAATTGAGGAAGAAAAAGAACTTAATAGGAAGCTTTCAGGGCAACCTAAAGAGTTTAAAGAACTCGTCAAATCGGTACAAGACAAAGAGCTACAAACTAAGATTTTGGATGCAGGGAAAATAGTCCGTGCCAGAGAAGATAGACTTAGTCTTGAACTCGGAAATCTTAAAAAAGAGTATGGTTCAACTAAGGAATTGATTCAATTTATTGATCGTGATCCCGTTGCCGCTCTAAAACATATTGCCAAAGTCACTAAAATTGACTTAGGCAGTCTCGTTGATGCTACTGTTCAGAATGAGGATGATTACGATTATCGCACCCCTGAAGAGAAGGCCAGAGACAAAGAGTTAGAAGATATTAAGCGCGAATTACAGAATTTAAAAGGTCAAAAATCACAAGATGAACTCTTAACTATTGAGCAAGAGATTAATTCTTTTGCTGATAGTGCTGATGAAGAAGGAAATTTAAAATATCCTCATTTCGAAAAGCTGCAAGATTCAATCTTTGATATTTTAGGAATTGAAAAGCAAAAGCTTGGATCTCCTAAAAATGCGGCAGAACGCCAACAAAGATTGTTAAAAGCTTATCAAAAAGCAATTTTGCTAGATGATGACTTAGTAGCTGAAAGAGATGCGGAACTTTTAGAAAAAGCAAAAGTAAAAAGAACTGCTGAAATTGAAAAAGCCAAAAAGCTTAAAAAATTTATGGGCCGCTCTCCATCTGCTGGCGTTAAACCTGCTTCATCCAAAGATGCTTTATCTAGTATTTATGATTCTTGGGTTGCTGGTAATTTGTAAGACTTAATATCTATTTAAAACAATTAAATAGAGAATTAACATGCCAAATCCAAACGTATCACAATTGTTGACTACTACTCTGGACAACTATAAACCAGAGATTATCAGCAACATTATTAACAACCACCCGTTGTTAAATCGTCTACAAGCTAAAGGTAACATCGTTAAAGCATCTGGTGGTGCGACTTTTCAAGAAAAGATTTCTTACGCTTCTAATGGAACTGTTCAATCACAAGGTGAATACGACACTTTTAATACTACTCCTCAAGACGTTCTTTCAACTGCTACCTTCGCTCAAAAAATCATTACTGGTACTATGACCATGACTGATCTTGAAATGAAGCAAAACAGCGGCAAAGAAGCTTTTATTAACCTTGCTGAAGCTAAGAAAAAAGTACTTATCGAATCTTTGAAGAACTATCTTGGTTCTCAAATTTACGCTGATGGTACTGGTTCTGGCGGTAAAGAAATTGGTGGTTTGCAACTTTTGATTGCTGATGCTCCTACTACTGGAACTGTTGGTTCAATTAACCGTGCTAACTACTCAATATGGCAAAACAAGTTGTATGACTTCTCAGTTGAATCAGTAACTGCTTCTTCTTCAACTATCCAAGCTGCTTTCAATACTCTTTGGACTCGTTGCCAAGCTCAAGCTGGGGAACTTCCTGATTTAATCGCTGCTGACTCTGTATATTTCTCTTACTTCGAGTCTTCTTTGCAATCAATTCAAAGAATTACTGATCCAAGCATTGGCGCAACTGGCTTCTCTAGCTATAAATACAAGAATGCTGACGTGTTCTATGATCCTGAATGCCCTGCTTCACATGCGTACTTTATCAACACAAATCACGTTTTCTTGAAATACTTAGGAAAAGACTTGCTTGAAGTAGGCGAAACTATGCGTCCAGTAAACCAAAATGCTTACGTAACTCCAATCGTTTTCACTGGCAACATGACCATTGATAACGCAAGAGTTCATGGTGTTATGCACCCTTAATTAACTTAAATTTAAAGGATTAAATATGTCTTCTTTCGTTCCTGTAAATGGCTTGGTAATCCCGCAAGCTATTGCCGATACTTCAACAGTTCAACTTTTGCCACTAGGTACTAGAGTTAGAGCTTGGGATGTTGCCTCTACCGCTTATGGTGAAGGTGAATTTATCTACTTGAAAGGTGTTGCTTCTACTGTTTTAGGTAGTGTTGTGACTTTCTCTCAAGATGATAATTCAACTGCTTTATTGGTTGCTAATGCAATCGATCCAGTAGCTTTGTCTATGTCAATCAACGTAGCTTCTAGCTATGGCTGGTATCAAATCTACGGTAAAGGTGTTGCTAAAGTATTAGCTGGCTTTGCTGATAATGCGAATTGCTACGCTACAGCTACCGCTGGCTCAATCGACGATGCTGTTGTTGCTGGTGACAGAGTAAAATGCATGAAAGGTGCATCTGCTATCGACACTCCTGCAACTGGCTTAGCTGAAATTGAATTGCAATACCCTTATATGGATGACGGCTTAGCTGCTTAATCTTTGTGAGAAAAGGAGGGGGCTTAAAACACCCCCTCTATTTATTAATTAAAAAAACAAAAAAATGACTAACTTAGTTTTAGATGTTAAACCTTCGCAATTAGTTCTTAGTAAAAATGGCTCTCTTAAAGTAGCCTTTTTTGATAGAGTATGCAAAGTTAATGTAAAACGCGATGATAAAGACCGCATAATTAGTTCTGATGAGGTTGTTAAATTATTTATCCATATCGAAATACCATCTGATACAACAACTATTGTCGAAAGACCAGTTAGAGAGGATAGAATTATGGATGGTGATGATGTTCGCTGGGTTTCTGAGACTGAGTTATATACAAGAGCTTATGAAAAATATTTATCTTTAAAAAATGCTATAACTTTTAATCCACAAGCAGAAATTGAAGAACTTAAAAAGAAATTAGCTGCTGCTGAAGCTAAAATTGAAGTTAAAGCTGAAAATATTACTGCACTTGAAAACGCATCTAAGAGAGGCAGAAAACCCGCTGTTAAAGAAGAGGTAACTGAGTAATGACACTTTTAACCATTGCACAATCAGTTCTAAAAGAAACTAAAAACAGCAGCATCCCAACGACTATTATTGGGAATACACAAGATGTTGCTATGCAGATTCTTGAAGTCCTAAAGGTATCAATGGTTGAACTTGCCCGCTCTTATGATTGGCAGGAGCTTCAGAAGGAAAGAACCTTCTCTTCTGTTGCTTCTACCGAGGGCTACAATTTACCTACTGATTTTGACCGATTCGTAAATGATACTTTTTGGAATACTAGCGAGATGTGGCCCGTAAAAGGCCCAATGACTCCAGAAGAATGGAGAATCTTAAAAAACTCTACTATCTCAGGCGGTGCTACAACTGAATATTTCCGAATTCGTCAAGGCCAGACACTACTTTTCCCAATCCCTACTTCTTCTACAGACTCTTACATTTATGAGTATATCACCAATAATATCATCAATAGTTCTGATGGCTCAGGTCAAACAGCTTGGCTTGCTGATACTGATGTTCCAGTTATTGATGAATACATTGTGCGTCTAGATGCAACTTGGAGATGGTTAGAAAAGAATGGTCGTCCTTATTCTGAAGAACAAAGAACAGCAAATAATGCAATTGCGGAACGTGTTCGTGTAAATGGAGCAAGGCGTAAAGTAAGGCATAATTATAGTAATTTCGACGTTAAAATTGGCTTTCCACAATTAATTGTAGCTCCTTAATGCCTTTAAATATAACTAAAAATGCAAGACTTACAAGTGAGTCAAACCAGAATTCAAACTATCTTGGACTAAATCAAGAAAGGTCTGGTTCTGCTTTGCGCTCAAATGTTCCTGCTCCGACTGGTGGTCTTAATACTAGAGATGCAGAAAGCACAATGGAGGCAACCGATGCTATAATTATGGAAAATTGGTTTCCAGGACAGGGTTCAGTTTCTACACGCAAAGGATTTACCGAATATGCTACTGGCTTAGATGGTTATGTTGAAACTCTGATTGAATATAATGCGGGAGCAATTCGTAAATTCATTTGCTGCAATAATGATGAAATTAACAATATTTCCAACCCTGCAAGCATAGTAAGTTTGGGAACTGGATTTTCCAATGCTAGATGGCAATGGGCCAACTTCAATGCTTATGTCTTGATGGTAAATGGGGCAGATACTCCCCAAACGTTTGACGGCACTACTTTAGCAGCAAGCACCATTTCAGGTAGTGGGTTGACCGTCACCCAATTAAATGGCATCAATGTTCATAAAAACCGCGTGTATGTCTGGGATTCAAATGCTCAAGATGTTTGGTATGGCGCAACAAACGCAATTGGTGGCGCTTTTACTAAATTTCAACTCTCACGCGTAGCTCCTTTTGGAGGCAACCTTGTTTCAATGATGACTTGGAATTTAGACGGCGGAAATGGTGTTGATGATTATGCTGTGTTTCTTATGTCTTCTGGCGATGTTTTACTTTATCAAGGCTCAGATCCTGCAACTTGGTCTTTGCTTGGAACTTATAAAATAGGTCGTCCAATTGCTATTCGTGGAGCTAAAAAGGTTGCTGGTGATATTGTTATGATTACCGATCAAGATTTTGTTTTCTTTTCAGAAGTATTTAAAAACGATGGTGCAGTAACTCAAAGAGGAAAGCTTTCAGGCGCAGCAATTGATGCTGTTAATTCTTATGCTTCAAATTATGGCTGGGAAGTTGTGCTTTATCCTAAAGGTGGCTGGCTTTTAATTAATGTTCCAGTAGCAACAAATTCAACCTATGTGCAATATGTAATCAATACAATTACAGGAGCTGCTACGAAATTTACAGGCATGAACTCCTGCACTTGGGGCAATTACAATAATAATCTTTATTTTGGTGGAAATGGTAAAGTTTATAAAGCTGATGATGGTTTCAATGATAATGGAGAATTCATTGTTTGCGATTGCCAATCTGCTTATTCAAACTTAGGAAGCCCCCAAGAAAAGACAGTAAATGCTTTTAGAAATATCATAAAAGCCGATGGAAGCGTAGCAATTAACACAATAGTAAATTTTGATTATGGAAAAGAAAATACAAGTCAAAACGTGAATTCAAGTGCTGCTGGTGGGTCTTTCTGGGATGTTAGCTTTTGGGATGTAGCTTTATGGAGTCCCGAAGGATTAACAAGAAATGAATTAGTAATCGCGTCTGGTCAAGGTGTTGATGTCGGAATGAGACTCAAGACTAGCTTAAGCGGCCAGCAAGTAAATTGGTACAGAACGGATTACAGCGTAACTGTAAGCAGTATTTTATAGGTAGAAAATGGGATTTAGTTTAAAAAACTTTGCAAAAGGCGTTGTTGGCGCAGCAACTTTTGGTGCGGCTACGGGAGAATTCGGGGATCTGAAGGCTTACACCAAGAATTTAGGCAATACTTATACTGGCGGCTATTTAGGATATGGCAAAAATCCAACTACTGGTAATCCTTATACATCACAGGAAATTACAACTGCAAATTTGTTTAAAAGTTTAAGCAAAGCGCAAAAAAAAGATTTATTATTAAATAATCCTAATATTTACACGCCTGAAGGTTCGCAAACTTATGATCCTTTGACTAATTCTGTTAATTTAAATGAAAGCGATTTTACCAAATCTGAAAGATTAAGGCAAGAAGGTCTAGCTTCTCAATTAAGTAGTTCATTAAATGGTGATTTCTCAAATAATGGTCAAGCTATTCAAGATGCTACTTTTAATCGTGGTAAAGCTCAAATTGATCCTATTGTAAAACAACAAAGAAGAGATTTAGCAACCCAACTAGCTGATCAAGGAATTCCTGCTGGCTCTGAAGGATATAATGAAGCAATGAATCGTTTAGATGATTCAATTGCTCGTCAATACACCGATTTAAGCCAAGCTTCAATTCAAACAAGCGAAGCGGTTAGAAGTCAAAGATTTAATGAAATTGCCTCTCTTCTTGGTCGTTCCCAAGTTGGTGCTGGCGCTTCATTTGGACAAACGCAAGGCTCTGGATTTAGTGGCTTGGATTTGTTTGGTGCAGAACAACAACAATTAAATAGAAACTTCCAACAAAGTCAGCTATCTCAACAGCTTAAACAGTCGAATAAAAATGCTATCTATGGGGCGCTTGGTTCATTGGGTGGAGCTGGAATTGGAGCTGCTGCAAAATCTGATAGAAATTTAAAAGAAAATATAAAAAGAATTGGAATTAGTGAAAAAGGTTTTGACATCTACGAATTTGAATATAAAAATAAAAACTTAGGTGAAGGAACTTACCAAGGTGTGATGGCACAAGACTTACTAGATAGTAAGCCAGAAGCCGTATTATCAGACAGCAGCGGTATCCTTAGCGTTGATTATTCATTGATTGACGTTGAATTCAAGAGGATTCGTTAATGGCTGTTAATAGACAAATTCTAGCCCAAGCCCTCGCCAACGCAACCCCTCAAGGGGCTAATGCTCAAAGCCTTCAAACAGGCCAAGACATTTCCAAGTTTGCAATGGACTCTTCTAATTTTGGAGGAGGTCAAGCACGTGGTATTGGTCTTGCCGCACAACTTGCAACTGCTGGAATTGGAGCTTACACTCAATACAAAGCCCAAAAAGACATTACAGAGCAAGAATTGTCTTCTCAAGCTCAATTTGCAAAACAGTTTCCTCATTTAGCCGATATTGCTTCAACCCTCTCTCCTGCTACTCGCGAAGCTTACACTCTAGAGACTATCAAAGCCTCTCTGCCAAAAGCTGCTGAAAACCAAATTATTTCTGGTGAGGGTGGCTATTTCTCAGTTGATAAAAACAACCCCAGCGCCAAAGCTCAACCAATAATGGGAGCTGATGGGCAAATAATTAAACCTCAAAAACCATCTTCAACTACTGTAAACGTAGGTGAGCAACAAGGATTTAAAAACGAAACGCAGCTCCGCACTGAATATTCAGATAAAAGCAAGAACTTTATTGGAGTGAAAGAAGGTTTTGAGAAAGTGAGTGAGTCAGTAAAAAACCCAAGCCCCGCTGGTGATATTTCTACCGTGTTTGCTTACATGAAAACCCTTGATCCTCAATCAACTGTGCGAGAAGGAGAGTTTGCTCAACTTTCTAATGCCAAACCATTGCTTGAAAAATATGGCTTACAAAACCTAGAGAATGTTTGGAAGGGTCAAAGATTAACACCAAGCCAAAGAAATGACATCGTAATCAAGTCAAGAGAGCTTTACGACCGCGCCAATGCCTCACAAACAAAACTTGCTAATCAATATACAGACATCGCCAAAAGAAACAGACTAGATCCTCAAAACGTCATTGTTGATTTCTCAACCACCATTGGATCTAGTCAAGCTCCTGCTTCACAAGGTGGCTTTAAAGTCTTAAATGTGAGGAACAAATAATGCCTATCGCAACTGTCCAACTTCCAAATGGAAAGATAGCTGACATAGAGATTCCCCAAGGTGCTACGCCTCAAGAAATTGAAAGTTTTGTAATGAGCCAACCAGAATTCGCACAACAACCTTCTGCCCCACAAGCCCCTGAAGTTCCACAGCCAGCTCAAGAACAACCACAATCTTTTCAAGATCAAATAAAGCCTTATAGGAGAAGTGCAGCAGAAGATGCTAAAACAATGATTAGCGCCATTTATTCAGGAGCAGAAGATTTAGGAACTGGAATTTATCAAACTGCTGCTGATTTAGGAGTTAATTTTAGTGGAGCAAAGAAGGTTTTATCTATGATAAGACCTGATTTAAAAGAACAGATACAATCACTAACTTCCGAAGATATTTCTCAAATATTAGCTGATAAACAAAAAGTAAAAAATGCTGCTGAGGCTAATAATTCTTTTGGATTTAAAGCTATTAAAGAGGCAACAAAAATGGTTCCATTTTTAGCTGCTGGTTCAACTACTGGCAAGGTAGTATCTGAAGGATTAGCAACTGGAGGAAAAATAGCTCAAGCAGTTGCTCCAATTGTTGGACTATCTGTTGGAGGTGGTGTTGGTGGTGCAGAAATTTCTGCTTTGTCTCCACAAGAAAAAGCTGGATTAGGAAATAGAACCATGGAAACAGCAAAAGGAGCAGCAACTGGCGCTGCCTTCGGTACTGCGTTGGGTGTTGGCAGTAAGTTGTTAGGAGCTACTAAACCCATTTCAAAATTCACTTCTTCATTGATTGACAGAGTAAGATCAGAATTAGGCAACAACGAGGTTTCTAAAAAGATCGCTACAGAACAACTAAAAAGCGGCCTAGCTAAGGAAGGCGTAGATATTTCTGAAGCCTTAAAACAAACCAGCCAAGAGGGTAAAGATTTAGTTGATATTTTAGACCCTAGATTTGCAACCTTAAATAAGGGCTTAAAAAATCTAAATCGCCCAGAAACAATAAAGATTGCCGATCAATCTTTAGCCAGAATAACTGACACAACAAACAAGCTTCAAAACAAAATCGTGAATTTAATCTCTGACAAGAAAATAAGTCCCGACCAAGCTGGAGAAATTTTAGGCAGAAATTCTCAAAAGATTTTTACAGAGGCTTTGCAAGCTAGAAGAGCAAAAGCAGCGCCATTGTATCGCAGAGGTTTAGAAAGTGGCACTAAGGTTGATTTAAACACTGTCTTAACTCAAAACACGGCAGAAATTAGTGATTTGCTAGGAGTTGAAGGAAAAGAACTAACTCTTAAAAGTCTATTAAATTCTCCAGTAATTCAAAATTCTATTTCCCAAGCAAGAGCTAAATCATTAGAATTTGCTAAATCTCCCGCAGAAGATATTTATGGTAGGATTTACCAAAAAACAAAACCAGTTTATAAAACAATTACCGAGCGGAAAGATATTATTTCTAATCCAATCACGCAAAGGACAGATGGATTTTATTCGCCTATGCAACGGAATGTAGATTTAGGAGCTGCCGCAAGAGATATTGTGCCAGAGTATTCTACAAAAACAGTTTTGGCAAAACCCGCTCAATACAAAATACCAGATAATGACATTAGGGTTTTACATGCAGTTGATAATATTCTTTATGACAGAATTAGTGAAATTGCACAGACTGGGGCAAGTAAGGAACAAACAGCATTAGGAATTGTTAGAAAATCAATTGGTAATCTTTTGGATAATTCAAATAGTGATTTAGCAAAAGCTCGTAATTTATGGAGAAAAGACACTGAAAATCTTGCCTTCGCCAAAAATAGCCTGATCGGAAAATATGCTAAATATTACAATGAAGGACGCACAGACGAGCTTGCTAAAGCTGCCATGAATATTTTGGATTTACCAACTAATAAAATTGCAAAAGCACGACAAGCTAACCCACAAGAATTTAGCGAGCTATTAAGATTTTCAATTGAAAACAGAATTGCCTCAATTCAGCCGCTAGATGATGGCGTTATAAATCCTAGAGCGTTTACGAAGGCGTTCTTTTCAGATAGTGGGAAGAATTTAGAAGCTGCAGTTGGTGGAGATAAAGCTATAGTAAAAGGATTCAAAAACCTAGTAGAAAACTTAGATATTAGATTCCAAAAAAATAAAATAACCAAATCTGCAATGGAGAGTCAAGCGAGATCGGTCAGAATTCCCACCGGAAAAACATCTGCTGTTAATAGAGTGTTCGAGTTTATCGAAAATAGACTTGTCTCTAGCCCAGAAGTCCAAAGGGAATTTGTAAACGGTTTATTTACTTCAGAAGGCCAACAAATGCTTAGAACTATAGCTAGCAGCGAAAAGAAAGTTCAAAAAGAAATAGTCGATAATTTTATGCAAAAGATTGTCACGACGAATCTTGCAACTCAATCATCTATGCGAGGCAATAACGACGCACAAGCAGCAGATACAGAAAACATGACAGAAGAGCAAATCCGCAATCAACTTATTCAACGTCAGCAACAAGAGCCACTCCTTATGAGTGGCATTAATCCTCAAACTGAAGCTCAAAAAATTAAAAAAAGGTATTATCGCTAATGGCATTTAATGGAACAGGTACATTCACAAGATTATATAACTGGTTAACTGATAAAACTAATTCAGTAGCAATAACAGCCTCTCGCATGGATACTGAAATGGATGGATTTGCAACTGGACTTTCTAACTGCATTACAAAAGATGGTCAAACTACGATAACAAATAATATTCCAATGGCTAGTCATAAGTTTACTGACCTATCTACTGGCTCTGCTCGTACTGATTCGATCAATATTGGTCAAGTTCAAGATGGTCAATTTACTTACTTAGGAACTACTGGTGGTTCTGCGGATGCTTATACCTTAAGTCCATCTCCATCTATTACTGCCTATGTTGCTACGATGCATTTTTGCGCAAAGATTGCGGCTACAAATGCTACTACAACTCCTTATTTACAAATTAGTGGAATTGGAACGCCTGCAAGTAATGCGGTAATTAAAAAACTTGCTGCTGATAAATCAGAAGTCGCGGTTGTTATTGGTGATATGGTTGCAAATGGCATTTATGAATTCCAAAGAAACTCTACGAATACTGCCTTTATTATTTTAAATCCAGAAAACCCAATTGCAACGGGTACTGTAGATAGTGATTTGATTAGCAATCTTGCAATTAGCACTAGCGTTGCATCAAATGCCCTTACTATAGCTTTAAAAACAAAGGCAGGCAATGATCCTAGCACTTCAGAACCAATACGAATTTCTTTTAGAAGCTCTACCGCAACATCGGGCACTTATAATACTAGAAATGTAAGCGCAGCAACTTCCCTTGTTGTAAGTTCTGGCTCTACTCTTGGAACTTCTAGTGCCGTTCCAACAAGGTTATATGTTTATGCTTTAGATAATTCTGGCACAGTAGAACTTGGAGTTTCTTCATATTTATTTCAAGATAACTCTATTCAAAGTTCTACTGCTGAAGGTGGTGCAGGTGCTGCTGATTCAGGAACTGTTTTATATTCCACTACAGCTAGGTCAAATGTGCCAGTAAGATTAATAGGAATAATTAACATTACTGAAGCAACTGCGGGAACTTGGGCTTCAAATGCTACATCTTTATTTTCCAATCCATCAAAATATTTAGCAACAAATTTTGCAAACTCAAAAGCAACAACTGGATTTACCTATTTAGCTAATGATTATATTCTACAACAAGGTTTTGTTAATAATACTACTGCTGGCGCTACTTCTAATTTTGCAATGACATTTCCAAATGCCTGTTTAGGAGTTTATGGAATAGCTTTATCTAATAATAATACTACAAATCGCTATGTAGTCTCTTTTACTGCATCCGGGTTTACTTGGGGAACTGTTAGTGCTGGGACTGGAAATCAATTTTATTATATTGCATTAGGATATTAATTTATGAAAATAAAAGTACATTACGATTTAGAAACAATTATAGTAAAAGGATATTATCCTGATTCAGTAAATTATGCCTCAATACCAGAGCCATACATTGAAATTTCTCTAGATGAATACAAAGAAGCACTAGAAAAAGAATCTCTAGGAAAAACTTTCTGTATTATTAATGGAATTTTTCAAGAATATATAAAACCAGATTCTGAACTTTTAAAAGAAGCTATAGAAGCTAAAAAAATTGAAATTAAAAATCTAAGAACATCTCTTCTTGCTGCGGATATTTTAGCTAAAAATATTGATGGTAAAAGTTACTACGTTAAAACTGATCCTGAGATTAATTTATTTTCTTCGGCAATCTTGATGGAAGAAAGTGCTACTAGAATTTGGGGCTGCTTCTACGAGGGAGAAAAAGTATTAATAGAACTTACAAAAGCAGAACTTCTTTCTATTGCAAATCATTATGAAGTTCGTAAAAATCAAGAATATAATTTATGTGATTTAAGAAGAGCTGAAGTTAGTTTATTAACAAATATTGATGCTGTTAATGCTTTTGATATTAATAAAGTTTATGAAAACTAATGGCTACTAACCAAGAAAACATCATTTCAGCGATTAATGCTAAGTTTGGTTTATCTAATCCTAACATTACTTATACCGAGGCTTTGTTTACTCTGTTCCAAGAAGAAGGAATAACAAATACAGAATTTAATGGTGCGTTTATTGAATACTTGCGCTTGGTTCTGTCAAGCTCCAAAACCAATATTAACGACTTACTAGCTGAATATTCCCAACTTCATTTTGATGGAAACGTAAACTCAATTAATGATTTGAGTCTAGGTGCAATCGATAATGATTATTTATTCCAAGATGGAACGCAATTTTCTTTCCAAGATAATACTCAATTTGAATTTAATTAAATTTTATGCCTAAATTAACCGATAAAACAGAATTAACAGCAGCTGCAGATAGCGACTTAGTACATATTGTTGACATATCAGATACAACATCAAGTGCTGTTGGAACAAGTAAAAAAATCACATTAACAAATATTTTTGCTCAATTTTTAGCTACTGCTAGAACTTTTGCTTCAACAATTACTTCTCTTGGAGTAACAAGTGGTTCTAACGCTTCTTCTGGAATTGTTGGAGAAGTTATTTCATCTACAATAGCAATTGGTTCAGCAACAAGTTTAGTAACTAATACTGCTAAAAATATTACTACTTTGAGTTTAACTGCGGGTGATTGGTTAGTTAGTGGGAATATTGGCTTTATTGCAGCAGCAACAACAATTCCAACAAAATTAATTGCTAGTATTAGTGCAACAACTAATACTCAAGCTACCTCTCCAAATGGAGGAGGTTTTTCACAATTAGAATCTACTTTAGCAACTGCAAGCACTAATGTCTTAACTTTGCCACCAACCAGAATTAACATTACTACTCCAACAACTTATTATTTAGTAGGAACTGCAACATTTACAATTTCAACTCTAACGGGTTATGGTTCAATTACAGCAATAAGATTTAGATAATTAATATAATTTAGAAGGCAAATAATGGAATACAAAGAACTTTTGATTTACTTAATTGCAGTTATTCAAGTCACTATAAGCTATATCTTTTTGAGTTTTAAAGACCAAACAAAAGATGAGTTAGCAAAACTTGAAAAGAAAATTGAAAAAATTGAAACTGGCGAATTTGTAGAAAAGATTGTTAAGAATGTTATTTATTCTCCTGAATCTCGCATTTACTTTAAATCCATTTTTACGGAAGCACTTAACCATCAAAGTAAGAACGATAACGCTATTTCATTATCTATTTTAAACCATCTTGAAGCAATTGAGGAAAAAATCAAATGACAAATCATTGTGATAGACCACCAACTAATGCAGAGATAGTTTATAAAATCTTCCATGAATGGCTTTGTTTCTGGCGTGAATTTATGAAATTAGTTTTTAAATCCAAGTTTCATTCCACGCTTTTTGTTTTGTCTATTTCAAGTGCAATCATGCTTTTTTCAGCACATGTAACTGTTGCAGATTGTATTGAAGGTGCTAAATATATTCTAACTTTACTATGATAAATCAAATTTTAGCAATCCTTAGCGCAATTTTAGCCGCTTTGGCTTATGGCTTTGTAAAAGGTAAAAAATCAATTGAAATTTTAGAAAATGAAAAAGCATCTGAACAAATTCAAGAAAAGAATAAATATGTCGATGAAGCACGCAAGCTTTCTGATGTTGAGCTTGATAAGCGGGTGCGTAAATACACAAAAAGAACCAAGTAAAGATTTGTGTTACGGCGCGCATTTAGAATATTTTTATGCAAGCTCAACCTATACTAGGGAAGAAAAAGAAAATAAAATTGCAAGTAATGATTTTTTCTGCGGAAAATGTATTGATAGCCTTACTTATGAAGAACAAACTTATTGCGTAGATTAAGATGGACACAAGATTAGAAAAAGCCTGCACATATTTAATAACTAAAGCTTACCCCTCTTACAACAAAGATACTTGCGGGAATTGCGCCGCTTTTGTAAGGTCTGCCTTTGATTTTGGTTTTGGGGTTAGTGTAAAAAAATTCCCTAGCGCAAAAGACTGCGCTCCCGCATACGAAGCACTTGGCTTTAAAAAAGTTTTTAGTTTTCCTGAACAAAGAAAAGAAGATTATAAACCTGAACTAGGCGATGTGGCTATTATTCAATATCTGCCTCACGGACATATTTGCGTTTTTACTGCTGAAGGCTGGATTTCAGATTTTAAACAAGTAACTGGTGGATCTAAATTACCCCTAGCAGCTATGTACGGCGGAAAAATTCGCGATAAAAACCCTCCTTTTGTCATTTACAGATTAGCTTATAAGCCTAAATTCTAGTAACTTTGGGTTGCTCAGTTTTTTTAACGGCAGGCACAAGATTAATCACAACTGTTTTCTGACTGTTATAAACGTAAAGTATTAGACCACCTAAGATTATGCAAAGGGCGGTGATGGTGGCAATTTTTTTAAGATTTATTTTCATTTTTTAATAGTTGATTAATAGCCCTTTGTGTTTCTTCGCTTTGCGCCTCAAGGGTTTCTTTAGTTAAGTCCCAAAAGCTGTAATTCTGCCATTCTTCCCCACCAATAAATTGATCGAGTTTACAAATATAGCCGCCAGAAGTTGTCATAAATTTGTTTTTTGTTTTGCCTAAAGCCAACAACACCTTACTTAGCCTGATCTGATAAGCCGGATAATTAAAGCGTTCAGGATCAAAATCTGGATTGCATGCCTTGATTATTAACTTGCGATTTTCTTGCTGGATTTCTTGCAATGTTGCCATAATTATTTCCTCCCCTTTTTAAGTTCTTCAATGTCTTTTTGCATTTGCTCGAAGGAGTTGATGAAGTCGGTTAAGTTATTTTAATGATGATGTTTTTAGGTTTGTTTTGTTCCATTCTCTATTAGATTTTAAAAAATATAAAAAACCTTCAACGCTCTCAATAGCTAATTGCTCATTTCCAATCAATTGAAGTGATTTTATATTTTTCTTGGTTTTAATTGCGTCAGGTAATCGCACCCAAACCCTAGATAGTTTATATTCTTGCTCTGGCGAGAACTCTGCAATATCTCCTTTGTGAAAAAGAGGCGTTTCTAATTGATTTCCCCATTCGGTTCTAATAAATAAAGAACTTTTCATACTTTATAAGTTTTGTGGGTGATTATATACTTATTTCCCCTGTTTGATTAAATTTCCAGTAACAATTTCAACGCTTCCAGCTTCAACAATGGTGTATTGTTTCAGCTCTTCAATAAACGAATCAAAATCCGTATTGCGGCAATTTATAGCCTTTTCCAAGCCAGCAACATCACCCTTGGCTATCTTTTTGTTAATGCTCAAATACTCCTCCGAAAGTGTAAGTAAGAAAGTTTTTGATCTGCGATGAACTTGCTTTAAGGCCATAGCTTCTAAATCAGCCTGTTTATATCGCTCTCTTAGCGAGGTTTTTATACTTAGAACTATTGAACCAATTTCTTTTGTGTAAAGCAGCGCGTCAAAATTTACATTGGGAACGAAGGCAACTTTTGCCTGCTTATAAAAAGGTAAAATATCATTTTTGCAAAGTATGTATTGAACTAGCAGCTCTAGGAATTGTCCGTTTCTATTCTTAGCAGAATCTGCCGATTTGCTTTCTGTCCGTTTTTCGTATTCAGACCAGCAATCATTAATTAACTGACTAGGCGTTGTGTAGGTTGCGCCACTTACAATTTCTTTGAATAGAGTGTGTAGCGGCTTGTCCCCTAGATTTAAAACCTCAAAAATCTTGCTCATAGATATTTAGTAATTGCTTCAATTGTTTTACTGATTGCCGGAACTGCAACGCTGTTTCCTAACTGCTTCATTGCCTGAGTTTCAGAAACTGGAAATTTGAAATCAGTAGGAAATCCCATCATTTTTACGCCATCTTTCGGTTGTATTTTGTATTCTTTACCAGCGACTAAATATCTGTCCCAATTGTGCCTATCGTCAATTTTAGAACCTCTGCCACCTACTCTAAGGGTAAAGCCAACTGTTTTATTGCAGGGTTTACCAAAAATATCTGACATCGTCTTTTTTAGCGGGATTTTTTCTGGAAATTCAAATTTGGTTTTTTTGTTTTTAAAGCCTACCATAAAAAGCCTAGGGCGATGCTGAGGCAGTCCGAAATCAGACGCTTTTACTATTTTATAAGAAAAAGAATATCCTAGCTCTTCTAAGACCTGCTTTATTTTGGCAAAAGTTCTTCCGTCATCGTGATTTAGTAAATGCCTCACATTCTCAAGAAAAAAAACTTTTGGTTTTTTAACTCTAATGATCTCGGCAATATGAAAAAATAGGGTTCCTCTTATATCATCAAATCCCTTCTTAAATCCAGACTGTGAGAATGGTTGGCAAGGAAAGCCAGCGCAAAGCAAATCATGGTCAGGAATATCTTTTGCTTTTACTTTTGTTATATCTTCAACAAAATTTTTTATTTTGTGATTGGCTTGGTATGTTTCCCTTGCTGCCTTGTCTATCTCGCAAGCCATAACGCACTTGCCGCCATTTTCAGAACCAGCTATATGAAAACCTCCGATTCCAGCAAATAAATCAATAAAAGTGAATTTTGGTTTGGCAGGTTTTTTTGCTGAATTGGTTAAAATATGGATAACTTGACCAAAATTCATTTGCCTATCCTGAAGCTCAGGAATCCTTATAGCTCTTTGTTTCATAGTTTACGCTGTTAAAGTTTTATAAGTTAATTTCGTATTTGCTACACCACTAAGAAAATCTACAAATCTTTCATTATTTTTCATTTCTCTATTGTTATAGCGATAAGCAAATTCGTTGCAATATTTTTGAATATGTTTGTGGCTTGCCCAGTGATAAATTCCCTTTATGCCTCGTTTTAACTCACCCCAAAATCCCTCAATCGTGTTAGTGTGAATCTTGAAAGCTACGCGCGAATCGTTCTTAACATATTCGCCCATTGAATGTTTTACTGTTTTGTGAGTGTAGTGTTTTTTCAATGGTTTGTAAGCCTGTAAAGTGTCGGTGATGATAGTTGAGTTGTCGGCAACATTCATGTAAATTTTAGGCAATAGATATTCTGCTTCCGAGCTAACAACCTTCAATGCTTTAACCTGCTTTGTATCTCTATTCACCAAGCCAATTATAACCGCCTTTTCTTTTCTGCCTGTGAGCCTCTTATCTTTTGCATGTCTGTTTTCTTCTTTGCCGCCTAAGTAAGCCTCGTCAATTTCGGTGATGCCGTTAAATGGATTAGTGAAATCATTAGATTGGCAAGCCTCTCTGATTCTTTGTAAAACAAACCAAGCTGACTTCTGAGTAATTCCAACTTGATTAGCTAACTGACAACTTGAGATGCCTTTTTTATTTGAATTAACCAAATAAATGCACATGAACCATTTTTGCAGGCTTATGCGAGAAGAATCAAAAATTGTTCCTTTGCGAATTGAGAAATCTTGTTTGCAAGAGTAGCAGCGATTTTTCTTAAAATTGGATTCGTATTCGTGGATTTTATCAGCGCCGCAGAAGGGGCAGTATTTACCCTCTTGCCACAAAATAGACTTCAAATACTTATGACATTTTTCTTCTGTTTTGAAGAAAGTTGTGAAGTCCATTAAGTTTTTAAAATTTCTCATAAAAAATCTTTTTGTTGTTAATGCCTACAGAATAAAGGTGTAGAACAACTTGTCAAGAGATTTTAGGGGAAATAAGTATATAATCACCGTTTTGTGTTTCTTCGTTTTGATTAATTTTTTAGCAAGAAATCCATATAAGTTCTGATCTATACATTTTCATGTTAGTTATTATTTGAGTTTCATAAAAAAAATCTTCGTTTTTTGCCGCATTTAACACAGGTTTGAATATCACCCTCTTTTTTAGAAATTGTCCATTTGTGCCAGCACCAATTTAGTATTTTCATATTAGTTATTGTTTAAGGTTGGTAATTTTGGCAATGGCCTCCAATAAGTTGGATTTATTGGCTGCCATTCAGATTGTAGTTGAATTTCAGACTTAGGTTGTGTTGGGGCTTCGAGAATGCAAATCCAACCTGCTGAAATACAGCCGTGATCTAAATACCAAACGCTACCATCTTCACAAACAACAGTAGTAATTAAATAATTTTGAAGCTGGCTGGTTGAAACTGATACTACTTTACTGGTTGGTTTCATATACCCTCATTTTAAATTAACCCCCACAGACTAACTAAAAGTCACATCTTCCCAGATGAAGCCTGTGGGGGTTGGAATACTTACGTTGTGTTCTGAAGTCACCGCAAATATTTTTAAAGCAACGCTGGCAGACAATTTCAGTCTGCACGAGCAATTATCTGATCACCTGACCTAAAGGTTTGGTATTGCTCAACAGATTGCGTCTTATTCCGCCACAGCGTTGCCAGAAAAATATTTTCCAAAAGTTCCGTGGAAATTAATTTTCCCTACAAGATTAAAAATCCACGAAACCATTTAAAAATATTTGATAGGACTGACTTAACCATTAAGCTACAGCCCTATCAATAATTACTTCTTAGCTAAAATTACCTTCATTCTTCTACAAAAAATATCCGACAAATTAGCTTTTTCATTTATCCTGTATTCACAGATTTTTTTATAAAGCTTCTCGTCTTTAACAGAAATCGTAAACTTGTTTTGTTTCTTTTTTTCCCAGTCTTTTTCATCCTCTTCGCTTATTATTACATCAAGAAAACTTTCTTCTTCGTGCCAACTAGATGATTTATAATTGTCAGAATCAGAGAATTTTTCAGTAGTTTTGTTTATTTTCATACGCTTAATATACGTCCTATTTTTAGTTTGTCAATAACTTATTTATTTAATAATTTATAATGCTGCATTTTTATTTTAAAATACTCCTCACCTTTTGGCACTAAGAGTTTTGTTAAATCCATTTTGTAAATTTCCTTATCATTAAAACCATATTTCTTTTGTAGAATATCTAAAAGAGGCTTCATGACATTATCCAAATCACTAGCCTTATTACTAAAGCCGATCTCTATAAATATTTCATAAGGTGGAGAAGGTAATATTTGTGCTGGCAATGTGTATAAAAGTTCTGATTCATAATTCTTGTAAATCTGAGTTTTAAACCTTTTTCCTTGCCAGCATTGATTAACACTTAGTGGCTTTATTTTCTTTACGATTTGCATAAAGTTAGAAAGGAATTTCGGAATCTAGCTCTTCCTCAACATAATTACTTTGAGGAGCATATCCATTAGATTTATCCTGAGAATGTTTAGAAACTGACTTTTCGGCCAATTTAATTTCATTAATCACAATCTCATCAAACTTAACAACCTTACCTTCATTGTTTGTAAATTGAGTTGTTTTTAAATTAGCCACAATTTCAAATTGCTGTCCAAGATTCTGCTCAATAAAATCAATATTAGCACCAAAGCATAGGAATTTCTTAGTTGTTGAAACAAAAGTATCTTTCGCACCGTCTTTCCCTTTTATTACATCGCTCCAAGTTAAGCGACCTTTTGCTACCTTTCCCTTATTTTCAAAATCAAAAGAATTTTTATCAACTGCACCGTCCTTCCATTGATTAGCGATTTTACATTTACCGATTATTTGCATATTGTCCTATTTTAAAATTTTAATTTCCTTTATTGAAGTTCCGGGTCTTGCCTTCATTTCAACATATCCTTTTTTCTCCAACTCCTCAATGACATTAGCTACTGTTTGAGCAGTATGTATGCCAGCGATTTCTCCGATTTTGTAAAATGAAAAATCAGTCACGCAATGTCCATCCTCCGCGCATAAAAGATTTAAAACATTGTAAACCGATTCTTCGTTTTTAGTTAGCAAAGCTATTCTCCTTTTTTTCCTAAATTGTCGTAGTATTCAAGCAAAGCCTTTTTGTCTGCTGATTCTAGCCTAATTTCACTCCAATTCATTTTAATGCCCCATTCTTCTATGTTTTCAATAAGATTTATCATCTCCTCTTTGCTGGAATGAGCAAAAGATTTAGGGACATAAAATGTTTTTTGCAAATTCTCTAAAAGATAGTCAAAATCTGCCATAGTCATTTTCTGACCAAGTAATTCCTTTTGATAACGCATCTTTAAAGCTTCTCCGAAACATTCTGTGTAACTTGCAAGCTCCACATAATCAAAGCGGTACTTAACCACTTCTTTTGTATTTTCTAAATCAAATCTTTTGCCCTGAGTATCTGTTAATCTCTTGGCGAGTAATGAGCAAAGTAAATGAATCGCCTTTACTTGCTCATAAGACTTACTAGCCAAAGTTTTAACCGTCACCTCGCAATCCGATCTTTGAATTTCAGTTAATAACTCTGCAAAATTACCTGATTTACCTATAAATGTGAATTTCATTTGGCAGACCCATACCCATACCCATACCCATCCCCAGACCCATACCCAGACCCATACCCATACCCATACCCATACCCATACCCATCCCCAGACCCATCCCCATACCCAGACCCAGACCCATCCCCAGACCCATACCCATCCCCAGACCCATACCCATACCCATACCCAGACCCATCCCCAGACCCATACCCAGACCCATACCCATACCTATACCCATACCCATCCCCAGACCCATCCCCATACCCAGACCCATACCCAGACCCAGACCCATACCCAGACCCATCTAATTTATGTTTTAAAAAAGTCATATTAAGCCTTATAAACAGAGGTTGATTCGATAGATTTAATCGCAATATCAGAACAAGGAATAATCTCAATGGCTTCTAGCCAAATATCTACGGCAGCGCAAGCTTTAGTTTCTTTTCCAATTCCTCCAATAGCTACATCACTTAGAGAAATTCCTTTATCTGCTGTGTCCCAATACCATAATCTGCGAGCTGCATTAAGGATTACTTCTTTGCCAGCTTTTTCTATTAAAGTTCCAAAGAATACCCCAGCAGAATAAGTACGGATAATTACTTTTTTACCAATAAAACAATTCAAACCCCCCGCTTGGTCGCTTGAATGATTTGGTTTATTATCGCTTCCAAATAAACATTTTAATTGTTTAATCTGTCCTAAAGTTAAATCGTCAATATTCATATATTTAATTTTAATTGTTAATAATTTGGGTTTTTTGTGGTATAAATTTTATTCTGATATTAATAAAACTTTTTCTTGGCGCCTCTCGCTTAGAAACGTTCCGCCACATTTTATTACTTGTAAAATATTCATATCTTTTGCAATTGTCTGACCATTCACATTTAATTCTAATGGAATTGATATCAACAATTCTTCGTCAAACTCTTGTAGCTTTGCTATTAGTTCTTTTACTTTCATTCAAAATCCTCAATAAATTCAATGTTCATCTTCTTCATAAAATCATAATATAATTGTAAAATAGATTCTTTCTCCTCGCTAAATTCACCAGAATCTAAAGCCTTTGCAATATGACCAATTTCTATTCGCTCCAATTTAACTGACCCATTTTCATTTCCATCAACGTCTAATTCTGACAAAGTTCTACAAAAGCCTTCATCAAAAAGTTCGGAAAGACCGCCTCTTAATGGGTCTGGTAAATCCTTATATTTGCAAAAAGTTCTAAACTTTGTCGTTCTTATAATTTCTTCTAGGAAAAAACTCATCTACTCCCCCTTAGTTAATTCTGCCTTCATCGCATCTTTAGCCTGAATCAGCAAATCATGCAATATTGGTTCATATTTTTTAAGCTTGTTTACAATAGCCACGTTCTTTTTATCTGTCCAAACTGCTTGCAGCTCTTCAATACCCCCGCAGTTCTCAATGATAGTTTTAAGGCCTGCAAAATCATCTTGGTTCATTTTCTTTTGCATTTCTTTCATGTCTTCACCGTTTGCAAGGCTGCCTTCATTAGAAAGGCCAGAAGCATTTTTCTTAACTTCTTTTTTCTCTAGCTTTTCTTCACCTTCTGGTAAATCTTCGCCAGCATAAATATAAAGTCCTAAACCATGACGAGCAATTGCTTTAGTGATAGCCCTTTGAATTGTTGTATTAACTGCGGTTGATGTAATCCTTTCAAGAGGCACTGCTTGATTCTTAAAATCCATCACTGGCAAATATTCTACCTCTTTAATATCAGCGTTAGGATTATCATTCATTGGTATAATGACAGCCACTTCTACCCAGCAAGTTTTGCCGTCGGTGTGGTAAAGCCAGCCATTTTCATTCTTATAAACTACTTTTTCAGCTCTTGGATATTTCTTTTTCAACTCTCCCCAAGCCCAAGCCCAAGAAAGGTAAGATAAGCCGTTCTTTTTCTCAATCTTGTCGCTTACGTTAATCTCGTTTAATTCTTCAAAATAATTCTTTGTTTTTTCTGTCATGTTTTACCTCATTTATTTGTTAATTTGACTTGCGTAGTAGTAATAATATTCTTGCGAATCGTTGTCGTTCATAAAACCTCTAGCTTAAGTCTAGGCTTCTCACCCTCTACCCAATCCAGTTTTTTATCGCCATCTCTATCCTCTTGAATAGCCATAGCGCGGACAATTCTTTTAGCTTCCAAATCATTAACAGCTTCGACTTCTACTGTGTCAAAATGCTCGATGTACTTGGTGATTTGTATTTTGTATTTAGGCATCAACCTCCTTTTCAGTTAATCGTAAATATTCTTTGCAAAGTTTAATCATTCTTTTTGCAAACTTTTTTTCTGAATCAGATAATTTTTCTAAATCAGAATTTGATAAAGCTCTTACACAATCTTGTAGATCATTACAAGTATTCTCAAAGCGGCAGTAAGACATATTTGACATTTATCGCTCTATTGATTCTTGTTGAGCGCGTCTTAATCCTTCGCTTTCAATTTTAGCTACTGCAAGCCATTCGTAAATTTCTTGTTCAATGTCAGCAGAAATTTGGTTTGTTTCACTTTCGCTACTTTTAAAATCATCAATAAAAATATTGCTAATGTCGCAATTAGTTTCTTCATGTTGAGCTAAACACTCAACCATTTTTTCTTTAGCTTTTTCTAAAGTTGGGGCTTCAAACTCACCCCAGTTATTAGTTTCAATAATTACCATTTGTTCCTCATTTTTTATTAAAAAATTCCCTAAAACCGTGATTTCCGAACTGTCCTTTTGTAGATTCAATAATTTCCGCGATAGTATAACTCTTCTTAACCTTCTTCTGATTTTCAACAAAGTATTTAGTTCCTTGTTCGCAAGCCCCAGTTATTGCTCTATAAGCTTTAATACACTCTTCTTTTGTTAAGACCGAATCTAAAGTAAGTCCTTGGTATGCTGTAGTATCTCTATTGCCAATCTTGTAAACTAAGCTATCTCTGGCTTCTCTCAAAGTCTTACCATGTGAATAAACATCGCCTTCCTTAATCAAATAGCTTTGCTCAGTTTGTCCATGATTAATTATTTTATAAACATTTGCTTTCTGGCTGATAATTCTAGATAAAATTCCATCTGCAATTATATGCGGCACTCCGTCTAAATTACCATCAACTAAATGACCTGCGACTTCGTAAGGACAAATCTGAATGACCTGCCCTTGTTTTGGCTGTATGATCTCGAAAACATTGTTATTTAGAATAACGCAGCCAGACCCAGTTTTGAATGTGCAGTCATACAAAGTTGTGAATGTGCAGCCAGACCCAGTTGTGAATGTGCAGCGAGACCCAGTTTTGAATGTGCAGTCAGACAAAGTTGTGAATGTGCAGTCATACAAAGTTGTGAATGTGCAGTCAGACCCAGTTTTGAATGTGCAGTCAGACCCAGTTTTGAATGTGCAGCGAGACTCAGTTTTGAATGTGCAGTCATACCCAGT